ACCTATGGCTTCTGGACCTGCGCCTGGGCCTGAAGGTAGACCTGCTTGTACTGGTTCCATTGGTCGTTCTGTTGCACCAAGAAAGTTCATAGAACCTGGTGTTGGAACATTGCCACTTGGGATTGGCATGCTTGGTGCTGGCTGTGCAACTGGTGAAGCACCCATTGGCACTGCGGCTTGTGCAGCCTTTTGCGCTGCGGCTTTGCCATACTCTTGATTTGGTACTGTACTCATTGGCATGTTCAGATCTGTACGGTTTCCGTATGCTTGACCTGGTGTACCTTGGCGTGAACCGCCCTTACCTGTTCTTGGCATGTATTACACTCCTGCTGGTGCTGGTGCTGGTGCTTGTGCTACTGGTCCGCCTGGTGCCCCACCTGGTGCTCCGCCCCCACCTAATGCACCAAGAAGTGCTGATAGGTCTGGCTTACCCTGTGGTGCTGGTGCTCCGCCTTGCATTGGGTTTTCTGGGGACAAACCCATTCCTGGTTGTGCCTCTGGTCCTGGTGCTTGGCCTTGCTGCTGTTGCTGCATTGCTTGAGCCTTTTGTGCTTGCTCGGCTTGCATTTCTTCGTGAATCTTTGCAACTGCATCTTCGAGCGATACGTGACGTTGTGCTTTCATCTTTGCAATTCTAGCAATGATAGATGGGTCAAGTGAACCCTGAGCGGCTTGTTGTTCAAGACCGGTTAGGAGTGCTTTGCGTAATCCTTCAATCTCAACACGGTCTGCTTCTAATGTAGGGTCTTCAATTGCAGGGTCCATAGTACGAGCAGTTTCGTTAGACATGATTCCCATACCAACACGTTGACCAATTGAAACAATCATGGCATTAATGTCTGAGCCAGGCATCGGGTACTTAACGTAACTAAAGTGTGTTTCAAATGTTTCGTTTGGTGTGTAGTCTTCGCTAACAACTTTGCCATCGCCACCCATAAAGAACATACTTGGCTTGTTTCCGTAGTATGACTTCATGATCTGAACTGCACGCATGTTCTCCAGTTCCATTGACTGTGAGAAGATTTCCTGGTATTCCTGGAGTGGCATGTCAACTGCACTAGACAGGACTGAAGCCCCACGTCGGGCGGTGCGAATGTTAGAGCCAGACTCGCCCCCAAATTCGGCAGGAATACCAGCCGTAAGTCGCTGTGCTCGCTCAAGGCGGTCCAGCGCCATCGGTGTATCTTGTGTTTGCTGTGGGTGGACAATCTGAATCTGTCCTTTGTCCAAAATACCTCGGATACCCATCTTGCCGTCAGCCTCTTGAACAATACGTGGGCTGGTCGGAGCGTTAGCAGGAGATACAACCCATTCGTCTGGGAATACGTTGCGGAATACTGCAATTGTGTTTAGTGCGTCTAGTTTTGCTTCGCGCTGGTACATACCAAGCATTTGGTCAAATTGACCTTGTAGACGGTCAAGCGTAATACGTCCAGCGATAACTACTGGACAAACTTCTGCACGGTTAGGGATACGCTCAAGGATAATGTGTGTAGCAACACCCTTTCCTGTTTCCTGTGTAAAACCTTGGTTCTTTTGTTTTTCAGCACCAACGGCTACAAGAACAGTCTCAGCAGCATCTAGGTACTCAAGAATCTCAAACATGTCTGTGTCAGTTTTGTCACCCTTGTACAAGACAGAAGTCTGTTGTGGGTAATGCATTTTCATCCAGCCAAGAGGACGACGGTCTGCAAAAATGCAATCCTGTGGTTCCATGTTGTCTGGGTCAATCATTGGCGATGAGTAAGTGGCCAATGGGTTGCGTACGCGCCAGTGTGGAATCTTGCGGTTGTCTGATGGATCAAGAGAAACTGGAGAAAGAGATACAGCACTCATACCGTAAGCAGTAAGGTGACGTGCGCGGCGGCGCAACTTGGTTCCCATACGGTTCATATCCCACCAACCAATGTTGGCTAGGCGACGGTCACGAGAACGGTTTTCTGAAGATTGAATTCCTGGGCGAAGTGCAGGGTACTGAATGTCTGGTAGCACTGATGCCACTCGCATAGCGAACGCATCAATACCTTGAGCAATCAAGTTAGGAATTGCTGGCTTCTCTGCTTCGTCTAACTCAGGCAATGGAACAATTACGTCACCGTTGTAGTGGTCACGTATCTCCTGCATGCGTCTAAATTGTCCACTGCGGTGAGAGCGTCGCTCTTGGTACATTTGAACAATCTGACCTGCGGCCTTATCGTTATCCAAAGAAACAGGCATTAATTACCTCAAATTCGCTAATTGAGTACTTCGTACCCATTTGGGTCGCCAGGCTTGTACGGACTTCGTTTGAGGCACGTAAATGTTTGGAAGGTTCCATTCAAAGAACCATTCCGCCATTACACAGTCATCCGTACGTCCATGAGGGTATCTGGTCACTTCATCAATTAATTTCATTGACCGAATTTTACCTTCACCCTTACCCATCAATCTTACACGACCAAACTTCCAATGTTGAGAAATTGTCGTAACACCGTATTCAGCATCAGATTTATTGCTGGTGGTGTTGTGAGGAATAATCTCAACCCCTCGCAGTTGCCTCCATCGTTTGAAATGGTCATACTGCAACATAAACCGCTGGGCTGCATTTTGTTCCACAACCCATACCTGGATTGGAAATCCTAAAGAAACTGACAATCGTTGCCAGTCTTCCATAACCCCAGTAAATTCCCCTTGGTTGTAGTTATACTCTAAGAACTGCGGGGCTTCCATCTTTGCTCTAATGAGGTCGAGCAAGAAACGTTGCTCTGAATCTTTGTGGTAAAGCCAGCACTGGATAGACCAGTAGTTTGTTGGAGATGGGTCGGCTGTAGCCACCACGATGCAATCTGAGGGATTAAGCCCTGGTGGAATCTCCCACCTGTCACGGTCTTTGTCAATGCACCCTGGGCTGTTTCCATGCCCAAACACCCATTCGTTTCTGACCAATACTTCATCTAACGCCAGGTCTTCCTGCTGGTATACAACAGCAAAGCGTTCTCCTCGGTTGGACATAAGGTTAGAAATGTCTCGCCATCCAAGACGGCGCGGGTCCAAGAGACACCCTTCGGGGTAAGCAGCAGCCGAACGCTTATGATTATCCTTTGAACACTTTTCTTCATAATGAGCCTTGTATTTTAGGTGTTTGTATTTTTTGTCACGTCGAAGCAATGCTGCTTCTTCTTCTGTTAATTCATCTATGGATTCTTCGGCTTCCTCATCAAGAGGCTGCACCATGTCTAAAGCGAAGCGGTAAAGATCATCAGGAGCCAGGCGCTGACCAATAAGAGCAAGCATACCTGCTGGTTCAAGTCGAGTCTCTGCAACGTCTTGGTACCAGTCTTCCATTGCTTCTCGCATTTCTGAAGAACGAACTTTGCGAGGGTCCACAAGGTCGTCCCAGAAACAGCCATCGAAGCGTCCTCCGATGAAACCACTATCCATACCGTAGGCACTTAGAGTTGGCTCCTTTTCACTAATGGCACCAGACTCCTCTGGCTGCATAACAATAAACGCTTCGTTAGTCCACAGTTCTTTTTCCAACGGCTTAAAGCGACCAAAGTCGTGAGCCATTGTCGTAATAGCATCAAGTGCTTGTCCACGTGCTTTAAGCATCTCATCTGCTTGTTCTGGAATAACACGTTCTAGTGATCTACGCACACGCATCAAGTTTCGTTTGGCTAGGCTCATAGTCGCACTACCAGTCAAAAGACGAGTAGAACGATTACGGCAAATGACCCAACACGTAATGTCATGTAGCAATGTGGTTTTACCAGAACCAGGTGGCATGTTCATAACCACGTATTCTTTGTCTGGCGACTCAAGTAATTCTACTAAAGCAATACCGGCTTCTTCTTGCCATGGCGTAGACACACGGCCAAAGTAACGTTCACGAAAATAACCAAAATCTTCTAGTGCTAACTTGGCTTCGTCTGACAATCTGTCATACGGTATCGGCCCAGAGAGTTTGGCTTCTTTCTTTAATTCTCGGTAGTTGCTGGCAGAACTATCAATGCCTTCATCGGCACGTAGATTTTGAGCAGCCTTTTCTACACGGTAGGCAGTAGCCTCTGAGAACTTAGCCTTGCGAGCACTTTCGGCAATAGAGAACCCCGCCGTGCGTGCCTCAAAGTACTTCTTACGTTGTACTGGTGTTACTGCCATTTATGAGTTCAATGCGTCAGCAATCAAACCACGCACTCTGTATCCAGGTACGTTTGAATCACCAATGGTAAAGATGCCGCCGAGTCCATCGTTGTAGTCTTTAACTGCAACTACTAAAACGTAATCTTCTACGACGGGCATCTCCCATGGTGCATCACTTGGTAGTTCCTCGTTTATGCGGTTGAGAAACTTGGGGAGGTTTTCATCGAGCCACTCTTTAAGTGACTTTTCAATAATCTCCCCATGTGACATTAGGCTGTTGGTGTTGTTGTGTCAGCCTTGATTGATTCCGCTGCCTGTGTAGCAAGGTGACTTGCAAGCAACAAGTTGCCTTCAAGATTGTTCTTGCGTACAAAGTGGAGGGCCTGAACAAATGTAGATGCCAAAATGCACAGCGATGCTACAAGTCCTTCAACTCCTACAGGGATCTTAAATCCTGGGTGAACAACTGCTAGTACTGCTCCTGCTCCTGTAAGGAGTGAGGTGATGTGTGGTGCGTATGTTTTCTTCATGCTTTAATCATAGCATGAGAAATCCCCCCAGTTATGCAACCAGGGGGATTCTCGGAAGGAGGGTGAAAAAGTAGCCTGTCCGAACTACTCTTTTATCTTAGCATACATCTATGGCGCAAGTCAAAAAAAATTTTAAAATTCGCACCAAGGTGCAAAGCCTGGACTAGCGCTGGGACTCTACCCATGCTTGCCAGTCCTGGCCGTTAACGGTGATTGTTATACCCCTTCGTCGGCGGCGTACCCTGCGTCTGTACTTGGGATTAAAAAGCCAAGTAGAGGGGTCGGTGTTGTCTTGGCGGCGGCGGCGTAGGAAATTCAAGTCCGCTTAGATTTGAGTTTAGCCTTGATGGCTTCAAACTTGATCTTGGGGTTGGCATACTTACGGTTGGCCGCTTGTATGTCTTTTGACTCATGCTTGTTAAATGGTTGGCCGCAGCCACAGGTAGAACACATACACCAAGCATACACATAGTAGACACCAGGGTGCGTAACATGTTGCGCAAAGTGTGGTATCCTGTATGTACTACCGATGAGAGTAGTCGTGGGTGCAAGTCCCCCCGGAGTGTGAGTCTTACTGCCATGCATGTAAATGCCCTGTACGTAAGATACTCGCCGGAGTTAGCCGGTTAGAGCGGTATTCGGTCGAACACGCACCATAAGCCATTGGTGAAATGTCCAAGTACTTCTAAACGCATCGGACAAGCCTCGTGTTCATGACGGGTGGATGTCCCATTTAAGATACTTAAGTCTTTCTTTTTTGGTTTGGTGATGCGGGGATACCTGTAAGCAAAGCCTGAGTATTAAAGATAGTGCTTTTAAGGGGGATTAAGAAAGAATAATGAGGGTTCTCACCTGATCGGTTTGAAAAGTTTTTTGTTCGATTTCTCTCCGCGAAATCTAACGTGCTTTTTTACAGCATATGTACCAAAACCCTTATAAACACTGGTGATGAGAATGACAGTTCACCGTTTTTGAGATACACTTTTACGCAGAGGCACCCCCCTCGGCACACATCCGGTCAAATACGAACACTTGTTCGCCTACTTACTCGTCAGTATTGGTACCTATACGCACGAATAAGGGATGCTGAGGGATGGGCTTATCTCTCACGTCACCACTGAACCAGCATGCCGAAGATCAAAATCTAGGCACCACTGAGGCCGCACCAGCAGCACCACCACATGACCACCAGCACCACACATCGAGCACCGAGCAATCATCGGGCCACTGTCACCAGCCGCGCTACAAGGCACCTAGAGCCGCCGCACCAGCCATCCGGACTGAACTACGAGCACTAAAAAACCGGCCCGAAGGCCGGCTCTTTAGCGTGTCTAATGGGTAGTGAATTAATCGGGCAGGATGTAGTGCACCTCCCCATCCTTGGTCATGCATAGATAGCCGCAGCCTGAAGCCTCAGCGTCAAAATGAATAACGAACGAGCCCTCGGAGTCAATCTGAACCATGAGCAACTGACAATGCTGAGCACGTAAAACCTTATTTACACGGTCGAGTTCACTCATCACATGCCACCACTACGAGAGCCAGTGCCACCGTGACCACGAGCCACACGATGCACGCGAACGGGTCGGACTGGTGAGGCATCGACCAATGCACCGTGACCGCGTAGTGAACCTTTAACGCGACCACGTAGCCCGTGACCACACTCAGCACCAAGCCGCACCACGTGCGCACTGAGTAGCCATCGTTCGCCCTCATTGCATCACCTCCGCGCCTGAGTAGTCGCACTGGCAATCCCATGAACCGAGCCAGCACTCTTGGCACGTGCCGCACGCATCGCACCACTCATCACTAACCAGCGCATCGCAGTCAGCATCGACACATGCACGCATCATCGACACATCGACCGGCTCAAATGTTTCGTAGTCATCGAGTGCACCAAACGTTGAGTAAGCACCCATGATTCGATAAGAGGCCGGCTGAGTGTAAGAGCGATTCGAGAACCACACATCGCCGCGCCAATGTCCGAGCGATTCACCGAGAATCGTCACGGGCTCATGGTCATCTTCAGCACTGAGAATCACGCACTTAGAACCTGAACCCGACACGAACCCATCGAGCACATCGAACCCGACCTCAGTGCCGAGCACGCGAGCACCACCGAGCGCGGAAATGTAATCCTCCGCAAACACTCTAGAGTCACTGCGCCAATCACCGGCACCAATGCTAACGGGTAACACGCCGTTATGGCCGAGCATCGTGCGAGGTGAACCATCCACCGCGAACGGATGGCATCCATCGATGTTGACCGCGCCGTGAGTAGCGATGCGAGCGTGAAACATCCACGCAATTACCGAGCCATTGTGCCTGGTCATTGAACCTAAAAAAGAGTTAATGAGATCACTAGAACTCATGCTCCGCTGAGTCTCGATGTCACGCACTCCGAGAGCATCCTCGAACAGAATCGAGAATCCGAAACCGTCAGGATTACTCATGCACGCTCGATTCAATTCATCGAGCGTAGGGATGTCATTCGACAGGCCGCAAATTAAAATGCACATGACTTACGCCTCCACCATCTCGAACGTGCCACCATCGAGCACACGAACCGCGTGCGGATAGGTAGCGGCATTGGCTCGAACGTAACGAGCGAACTCGAACCATCCAAGCGCACCACCGAGCACATCGTTACTAGTTAGGCCGCGCGTGTATTCCATCGAGGCGTGCACGAACTCAATCGATGCGAGCACACGTCCGACCGCGAGCGATGGCCGCCAGATGCGAACCTCGACAGTGTGAGGCCATGACAAATTGACCGCGTCCGAGTGTGAGGCGTACTCAGCACGTGCGCACTTAGTCACTACACCTCGACCGCCGCGCAATGAATTGAATGAGGCATAGTGAGATGTACGCCGCGCAACACTCACGAACCCAT